CTGTAACTGCTCTTTGTTTCATGGTTTTAATTGATGGTCCACCAGCTGCATTATGTCTTTCCCAACCCTGTTGAACTAAAGATGGTTTAGGTGCCGCTGCCTTTTTATCTTTGAGCATGTCAAGATATTTTCCTGGTTTTTCTGGAGCAGGAATGCCAACATTCTTAGCAGCTCTAGCATTTGCTTGTCTTGCCAATTCATCGTTAGCTAAATCACCAGTCAATTTATTTCCTTTAGAACTATATCCAACAGGTCTAATTCCCTTTTTAACAACAGTCTTTTGATTCATTCCAGTTACTGCTGTTTTTTGAATTCCTGGTTTTAATTTCTTAAGAATTCCACCAGCAGCTTTTAAACCTTTGGAAATTAAACCTGCACTAACTTCATCAAGATACTCAACTTCTTCAGTTAAAATAGTTTCAGTTCCATAACAAAAAGATAAAACATCATAATAAAATTCCAATACTAGTTCATTATCCTTAAATAGTTGCTCAACAAAATATTGAAGTTCTGTTTCTTCATCAAAGATCATTAGATCTCTACAAAATTCCGATACCTCTTCAATAAGATTATTCCCACTCCTATCATATACATTATAATATGCTTCCATCAATCCGCTATAATCCTTTGTATTCATTTTCCTAATACGATTTTAAAATTATTTATAAAAAAAGCGCCTTTATTAGACGCATGAATTAGTGAGAATGAATAATTCCAGATTCATGTGCGTGTGGAATTATTGAATTGTAAAAATGAGCAGACCCATGATGAATTCCTACTCCAATAAAAACAAATATTAAAAATAGAAAAATATACTTTAATTTAATCATTTTATAACTCTTGAAAATCCTTTTACTTTTTCAAACTTAATTACAGATTCAAATTTATCTTCCAATCCAACTTTATGTGATATTACAAAAATATTAGCATCTTTAATAACATAACGGATAATTTTTAAAAACTCTTCTGTCCCAAATCCATCTAGTGAGGAATCAAAAACCTCATCCATGATTAACAAATTTGTATTTACTGAATTTTTAATTCTGGCAACTTCTCTCCATGTAAAAAGAAGGGCAAGATCAATTCTCATTTTCTCGCCCTCACTAAAAGAAGAATATGAAAAATCTTCATGAATGGGAGATTCTATAGTTTCATCGAATTCTTCATTAAGCTTAAAGTTAATAAAAAATTCCATCATCTGCAAATATCGATTAACTTGTTGATTTATCAACGGAAGATATTTTTTAATTATTTTTGTTTTTACGCCATCATCCTTTAATAAAGAATTGGCAAAATCGTAATAAACGATTTCTTGTTTTTTGTCTGATAGTTTTTCAGTTGTCTTATGCAGATTTTCCTTAAATTGTTCTAATTTCTCATGTTCAGAATTTCGGTTTGCAAGGTTTTCGGTAATAACTTGAATTTCATTTTCAAGATCTCTGATTTGTCGCTGGTTAAGTGATATCCGAGTATTGTTTTGAGAAATCTCATGGTTGAGTTCTGTAATCTCATTAGATAGGGCAATAAATTGACGCTCTCGTTCTTGTTCTATTTTTATAGTCTCTTCCAGGTCTTCATAACCCTTCTTGAGTTCTTTTGCTTTATTTTGAGCATCTTCTATTCTATTTAACCTAAACTCTTCTTCAATTGTCTGAGTGCAGGTAGGGCATACCGTATTTTCAGTAAAAAACTTATGCTCTTTCGTAATAACTGATACTTTTTGAGAGATTTTTCCTTTAAGATTGTTTAGTTTTACTAACTTATCACTAGCACCATAAACTTCTTTCTGGGTTGATAACAAATAGTCAGCATGTTCACCAATAACATTATTAGTAAGCATATACTTGCTAATTTCTTCATCTAGATTGGCAATCTTTTCTTTATTGGCATTTATATTGGCATTTCCACGATTTTCAAGCTCTTCAATAAAATTGCTTTGCATTTCAACTTTATCAAAAAGACTCTGTTTTTTTGCATTTAATGATTTTATAATATCTCTTTCAAATCTAATCTTATCTTTAATAACACTGCTCATCACAGAAAATATTCTAATATCAAGAAGATCTTCAATAACTTCTCTTCTATTAGCAGTTGTTAGTTGCATAAAAGGAACAAAACTACTACTACCAAGAATAACAATTTGAGTGAAAGATTTATAATTTAATTTTAAAATATTTTCTTCTAAAATTCTTTGGTTAGATCTATCATCTGATTCTTTATGTAAAGTTACTCCATCAACTATAATGTCAAAAACATTAGGTTTTATTCCCCTTCTAACAAGATATTCTTTATCGTTAATAATGAATTCAATTTCAACAACACAATCTTTTTCATTTGTAGAGTTTATCAATTGAGGTTTTGTAATTTTCCTAAAACTTTTATTAAAAAGAACAAAAGTTAAAGCATCTAAAATTGTAGATTTTCCAGATCCATTAGAACCAACAATTAAATTGGTATTATTTTTTTGAAAGTTTATTTCTGTAAAATGATTTCCAGTGGAAAGGAAATTTTTATAACGAATTTTTTTAAAAGTTATCATTTTCTAGGGGGGACGACAATATCATCAGTAGTAATTACAGCGTATTTGTAATTATACATTTTACAAGTTTTGATAGCAAGTTCATCATCAACTTCAACTACATCCATTTTTGAAGATTCTTGATCTTCTAACATTAATGCATACCTAGTTGCATCATCTTCATCCTCAAAAAGAAATAAAACTTTTTGACCATGCTGATCTTGAACTGCATATGCACCATCGTCTTTATTATCTTTAATAGTAAGAAGAAACATTTAAGTTACCTCGCAAGATTGCCTGTATATCTCTTGAAATATCATTTTTATTTTACCTTTATCCAAGTTAAATTCTGAATCATCAATATATCTATTTAATATTGACATTGTATTTTCTTCTTCATCAATTTCAAAATCTTCCTTTTCAATAATTATAAAATTTTCAATAATTTTAAGATCTTCAACACCAGCAAGATTTAATTTGTCAATGAACTTATCAAATTCTTTTGGTTTTGATTTTTTTCTCACAATTACTTTTACTATTTTATTTTTATAGTTACTGAAATTAAATGTCTGAAGAGGTGTATCATCATAATAAATGTTATAAAATAATTTATATGTATTGTTAATTGGAATTAATTCTAGTGTTTCAGTATCAAAGATATGAAATCCCCTAGTATCATCTACATCTGTCCAATACATTTCATATGGATTTCCAAGATAGAAAATTTTACCGTTATCAGATCTAGTATGGTAATGTCCACTAAAAACCATATCAAACTTTTCAAATGATTTGCTATCTAATCCATGCTCCATTATCACTTGCCTATTAACTCTAAAACCTTGAAACTCAAGATGACCCATTGCAAATTTGCAATTTGTCTCTTTAATAAGTTTAAAACTTTTATCTTGATTTTCTTTGTTAATCCAAGGAAGAAATAAAATACCAATATTTCCAATATTAACCTCTGAAGGTTCTTTATATGTAATAATGTTATTGTATGTTTTCAACAATAGTTCTGGTGAATTTATATCATTAGTATCTTTGTAGTATACATCATGATTTCCAATAATCATGTGCACATCATATTTTTTTAAATTATCAAACACAACTCTTTTAGACCATTCCAAACTTTGATAGTCAATTGATTTTCTACTATCAAATGCATCTCCCATATGTATTACAGATTTTACATTATATTCTTCAAGAGTTGGAAAGAAAATATTTTTGTAAAATAGTTCAAAATATTCATGAAGACTTTTTGATCCTTTTTTTGCCCCATAATGAGTATCGGTAATTATAGCAATTTTCATCTGTTATTTCGATAATGAATTGAATCCTTAATACTATTATACTCTGAACTATGACCAGAAAGCAAGCTGTTGTCAACCATCATAACTTCATCAAATCCAGTCCTTTCAATTATTTTAGATTTAATTTCCAATTGCTTCTTTTCTTTTTGAATTCTGCGAATAAACGCATAGTGAATTATTTGAGTAAAATATGCAAACGGATTAGAAGATTTTTCTGGATCAAAGTTATGAATATATTCTACACAATTCTCAATACCATCAGAGACCATATCTTCTCTAAACATATAATTTACAAAATTAGGTTTGTATGACAATCGAGTTGCAATTTTTAAAAAACACTCTCCAAGATAATTTGTGACTGGTGGTTTTGGCAGTCCATTTTCTTTAGATTGCTGTAATTTCTTTCGATATATAATTAATTCATGTAGAAATTCTTTATTATTGACATAATGCTCTGTCTTTTTCTTTGGCATGGTATTTTTATCCTTTTAT